GACACCATCTAACGCCGCATATATTTCTCAAGTTCTTTCACCAACAGAAATTTTTTCTTCTAAAGATATTAAGATCATTAGTACTGTTGACTCTGCTGATTTCTCATCACAGGGGCTTACACCTGATGATATTATGAGAGCTGCATTCTCAGTAGATAAGAAAAAGAGCATCGAGAAGAACCATCAAGCAATGGGACTCGTTACTAACAAATTACTTTTAACATATAAGAACAAGCCAAATTTTCTTTCTGATCTGGTTATGTCCTCTAAACCTTCTCTTCTAAATATGTATATAAATATTAAGAAGTTAGCCAAAGCTGCTGGTTATGTGACACCTGAAGATATTCAAAAACATCAAACTCAGTATATAGCAGCTCAGAAAGTCAGTAAAAACGTAGAGATGCACGGCAACACTATCGTTCAGTATGGTGGTGGCAGTATGATGAAGCCGGGATCTTATGATAGATATACACCTTTTAAGAATAACCCTGATGCTCATTTTATTGTGTTGGCATGGCCTATGGGACTTCTTCAGGTAGCTAAGAATCCATTCAATCCTGGTGAAAATCCATATCATCTTGGAGACCTTGCTCAGAAGGTGATGAGAAAACATAAATCTAAGATGATGATGCCTATATCTCTCGATAATATTAAGAGAATTTATGAGATGGATATTAAAGACTTTAGGGATGCTATAGGATTTAAGATTTCTGACTTTTTTGCTCTGTTTAAAGGTAAGATAAAGGCTAAAGGGGTAAAGAAAGAGGACTGGAAGCGTCTTGCACAGATAATGAATAAGAAGTTTAAGTTTATGAAGAGAGAAGAGAAAGATTTTATGAAGAAGTTTCATGTGACACTCTGGGACTTAGTACAGGCTTCAAGTGGAGGTCACAAAGATATTACTAACATAAGTGGACTGAATTTTATGGGTAAGGGATATGTTGATTTCATGAAGAAACTGCAGGCTGATCTTGCCAAAGAGATGAAAACAAAGAGTTTAAAGGTGAAATAAAATGAAAATAATTGATAAGATTGATGAGATGCTTGATGAAATGTATGTTCTCAAGTCAAAAAAGACATTAAAGAAATGGATAGATGAGTTTACAAAACTTGTGGGTGGTAAAGTTGAAAATGAAAAGTTAATGAACTCTTTAAAACTAAAAGGTTTGTCAGCACAGGATGCGGCAAAAAAATATAAGAAGAAGAAATAATATGCCGATACCAACACCGAAGAAGAAAGAAAATAAGAAAAAATACATTAGCAGATGCATAAAGTTCTTGAAGTCTGAGGGCAGACCTAAAGATCAGGCTGCCGCAATCTGCTATACGAAATGGGAGAAAGGAGACGTGAGTATACAAAAACTATTCGAAAGAATCGACAGAATCATTGGTGAGGAAGAACACTACCTTACCAAGAAGCAAAAGAAACTTCCTGAGAAATTAAAGAAGAAGATTATCGCTTCTAAAAAGAAAGGGAAGAAAGGGCTGTCTGAAGAACTTTCAATGAAAGAATTGAAAGATGTTCAAAAGAAATTCATGAAAAAGTTTGGTAAAGTAACAGTTGGAATTTCTAAAGGGAAAAAAGGATTGGGACTGACTGTTAGGACATCAGATAAAAAGCAATACCTAAAATTACCGACAACATTCATGGATATTCCTGTATATAAAGAACTTCGAACAGATGCTACAATGGAATAATAAGAGGAGCCTAGACCGTGAGGAAATGGTTTATAATATTAATAAGCCTTTTACTGCTTTCGGGCTGTGCGACCTTCAGTACTCAAAAGGAATTTACTGATGATGAGCTGATGGAGTTAGCAACAGGTGTAGGCGATGCCGCACCTATGGGTATTTGGGATGGTCGTGAGTATGGTTCTTATACATCAGATATAAAAACAGCTCAATGGGATGCTGTTACTGATGCTGTTGCTTATGATGTTAGAGTTGTATGGCTTGAAACAGGGCAAGAATACCCTATAGCCATCACAACTGGAACACAGATGGATATAGGGGCTCCGAGAGTAGGTCATTTTAAAGTTATTGTTCGTGCGTGTAAACTTATTGACTGTGATGATACTAATCCTGATGATGTTTCGGAATGGGCAGACAGTACTATTATAGATTTTGCATCAGTAGACGGACAGCCAGGTATATGGCGCCTCTACTTTGAATTAACACCACCTTCGTGGTGATAAAGGAGATAAAATATGAAATTAGTAGGATATGAATTAAGTTGGACTGCGAGTACATCACCTGACTTAGCAGGATATAAGCTATATTGGGAAGATGACGGTACACAACCTGATTATCTGAGTGATTTTTTTGATGCCGGCAACTCAATAGTTGTTGACATCAATAATATTCCAGGTTTTCCAGGAATTGAGGGTGACATAACTCTGGGTCTGACTGCTTATGATGCAGTTGGCAACGAGTCAGACATGGTCTACAATACAAGTTTTTTCGACCGTGTAGCACCTGCTGCGCCTACAAACTTTACCGTTTCAATCACTTGATAGGCGAAATTGTGTGTCGGGTGTTTAGAATACTAAGATTTCTGTGTAGATGTAAATTATGTATAGTAGAGGAGAGTATAAAATGAAGAAACTGTTAGTATGCTTAATAATGTGCGCGTTGGTGTTTACTACCAGTATTGAAATTATGGGTTCAGGTATTATGGAACCGGGATATGAAGGCAGCGATCTATTTATTATTACTGTTGGAGAAGAGGATGTATCAACATATATTATAATGAAGGACGGTGTAATTCTGGATGTGAAGACATTGACACCTGAAGAAGTAAAAAGAATGCTGAAAAAACCTACAGCATACGAGAGGGAAATTTGAAAACGCATTATTATTACCAGTCACTTAGAAAGCATATAATTATGTTCCTTGATGTATTTAATGACATTAGAGTTGCAAGGTACGAATCTGATGGCGCGACAGTTAGAGGATATCTTACAGTTCCCCTAAAGTTAGGCCCAAAGCAAAAGACTTGGCATTGGATTCATCAAAGGAAAGATGATGAGGTACTGCCTATTATGTCTGCCAGCTTACAAGCATGTGAGTTTGCTCCTGAGAGAGTTGTTAATAAGGATGCAAAGATAGTTAAGACTAGCTCTCTTCCGGATAGTACAGTATCTAGGTTCTTGAACCCTGTGCCTTATAATTTTACGATGCAACTATCTATTTGGGCGCTCTATATGATTGATGTTGACCAGATTTTGGAACAGATATTGCCGTTCTTTGAACCATACGCAATGACACAGATAAATATCCCAGAATTAGATGCAACAATGGATGTCAAGATCATATTCCAAACTTGTTCACCTGATATCACCTTTGAAATGCCTGATGAGGAACGCAGAGTACTTATATGGAATTTAGATTTTATAATTCATGGCTATCTGTTTAGACCTGTTACTGATTCCGGACTCATCAAAGAAATTATACTCAATTTTTATACTGATCCTGCTTCATTTAATGCCCGTAGTACTGAAACTCTCTTTACTACCGGCGCCCCTGTTAGTGGTTCATCTGAAACTATGCGGCTCTCTGGTATGGGATATGATGAAACTGGAGCAATACTACATACATACGAGGTGTGGGACTGATGCCTATATCTGTTAACCTAGACAAATCTAGCCCAGCTAATTTTCAGCTGGTATTTCCGAAACTGCCTGTAGAAGCAACTATAGGAGCAACAGATGAGCTAACTCTGAATATTCATGGAACTATTATTCCTGGACTGGCTCTTGATGTCATAGAAGGGGCATGGCAAGGGGCTATTGTACAGTTTGACAGTGGAAGGATGACATTTGAGCCATGGACAGTTGAGTTTATGGTAGATTCTCAATTTCTCAGCTGGAAAGTGTTGTATAGATGGCTTACCGCGATTAATAATAATAAAGATATACATGGTGCCTTACCATCTGAATACCTTGTAGATGCTACATTGAGAGTTACCGATAATTTTAAGAATGAGATTTTAAGAATATATTTTACTAATGTATGGATTAATATGTTAGG